CTTTGGTATTAACTGCTGAAGGGGAAGAAAAAGCCAAAGCATTAAGTGACATAGATATAGATAAATGTTTTGATGAAGCTGAGAATATTATTATTAATGATCAAAGCAAGCATTTAGCTTCATTATTACCATTTGTCTATACTATAGATAATTGGCGAGAAAGTGGGCTTAATGCTTATGATATATTTCCTAACCCAAAAATATCATATTATGATGAAGATGAAAAAGTAGAACGTGGTATTCAATTAACTGATAAACAATGTTTAGATTATCAACGATTAAAACCACATGAAATTATTAATATGTATTCTAATACTAAATATCATGATATAGTAACAAAATGGATGAATTATTTATCAACATGGTGTGATATGCAAGAGAATGAATGCTCTAGCTTTTTGTTAATGGCAACTATTAATATAATGGAAGATCATATTTATAAATTATGTTTACATTGGAAAGTTCAGAATTGTGATGTAAATAATAGACTAAAAATATTTAAACATATACATACAATAACACGATTAACATCATGTAATTATTTTGGTGGTTATTATAATAATACAGAATATTTATATATGCAATATTTACAAGATTTATGTAATAGAAGAGTATATATATCAGTAGATGATTCTGATCAATTAATGAAAGATTTAGGATTAAGAACACATCCACCACCAGGATTTAGATGGTTATTAGCAAGTGAAGATAATGAAATAGCAGGAGATAGTAAAATATTTGAGAATAAGCTTAAAGATAATTTAATTGCAATATATAAACAAATAGTTAATGATATTAAACCATATGAATTAGAAAAATTAACAGAAGCATGGGATAAAAGAGCAAATATAATGCCTAGTGGAGCAGCAACAGGTTTTAAATATAAAGGCCAGCCATTAGATAAAAGAGCAGCACATGAATTAGGTATGATTAAATTTGAAGAAGTTATTAATCCAGATCCAATCGTATATGCTAGTACCAGTATGAAATATGAAAATGGTAAATGTAGATATTTATATAGTAATGATGTATATGATCAATATAGAACAGAATTTGTATTATCATTAACTGAAAAACATCAACATGTATTATCACACTCAGGTATTGGTCTTTCACAAACTCAAGAATTACAAAAAGAAGCTGATAGAATTATTGCTGCACAACAAGGAGCTACTACCTATTCTTTTGATTATAATGATTATAATAATCAGCACACATTAAAATATATGCAAATGCATTGGGAAGCTTTATCATTATGTTTACAAAACACATTTGGTCAATTAGCACTTGATTATATAAAAATTTTAAATATAAAAATAAGAAGTATGGAAAATAGATTTGCTGGTAAATTAGGTCCACATGGTGTAGTTGCTAAATGTTTAGATACATTATTTTCAGGTAGTAGAGAGACTCAAACATTAAATACTCAAAATAACATTGCATATGCTATGACAATTAAACAAAATATAATAGAATTTTTTGGTTTTGATGCAATTAAATGGGTACATGCAGTAGGAGATGATCAAATTGGTCAAGCTATATCTCAACGTTGGGCTATTATGGTTATATTATTTATGTTAGTCATGGGTTGTGAAGGCAATACAAACAAAATAATATTAGGATTAGAATTTTTAAGAAAAGTATATTTTAATAATGGTAACGTTAGTGGTTATATCAATAGATCTATTGCTAATATGGTTAGTAGAGACCAAAATAGGACAGAACGAGTAGATAGACATAGTATACCTGAATCTTTGATTACACAATTAAGAAAAATAGTAAGTAGAGGTGGTAATATAGATAGTCTAACAATATTTTATGAATGGGTTATTAAAAATCGATGTCAATTTGTGGCAAAGAATAAAATTATAAATATACCATTAGAATACATTTACACAAGAAAGCAAAAAGGTGGTTTAGGAGTGAAACCATTAATCGGTGATTTTCTTGATTATGAGATAAAAAAGCAAGGTGATTTACCAAAAATAAATATTACATGTTCTACTAATGTACATGAAGGTATGAGTTTCGATTTAGTAAATTTTATAATGAAGAAATATGATATCAATTTACAAAACGCACATGATTTATTAGCTAATATGCGACAAAAAAATCTAATTAATCTTGCTACTGCAGAGGATAAAAAACGCTGGTATGAAAGAATAAATGAATATTATTCTAGCTTACAAATTCATACAAATACTAAACCAATAGAAGTAATACCTATAGGTAGAGTAGGAAAACATATTTATGAACAATTATTATTAATTTTTCATAATGAGAAGAAATTACACAATTATTACAATCCAATTGAAGCAATACAAAGTATTATTGCAAAAACTGAAATTAAACACTTTGATATATTTAATAATATATTAAGACAAGTTAAACATGAAAAAAACTTAAGTGATATAGCAGCTATGAATTATATATTTAGTAAATATTTAAATGATGCTAATTTAATTCAAATATTACAAACGGCAATAGCTAAATGTGGTATAAAGATGGTAATAGAAATATTAAGCGATGAAATTAAATATAATTCAGTGCTTGAAGGATATGTTCGTGATACAGTACTTGTATATGTACGGAACTACACATTAAATTATTTTATAGTAGATAACGAATTATACAAATATATTGATCGAGATACAATGAGATTAATACAATTAATGGAATCAGTCGAAGATTACATACTCAATGATTTAGGTGATGGAGGTATTTGGTTATATATCAAACCATAGAACATCTAAAGACATTATTATCTGGAACATACCCAATTTTGACACAGAATCGGTGATTATTACGT